GTAATCCTTGATGGTGGTTCAACATATCTAAAGTGGTGCGAACACGCCATGACTGATTGGTTGATGACTCGCTCTAAGAATCCTGTAAATGTTGAAGACGGAGAGAAATTCAATCAAGCCGAATGGCGAGTGCGAAACAAACTGTTCCGAGATACGATTAGCCGAATCCACAGTCTGCCTGTCGCTAAGGCATTCTTTACCTTTCATCTAAAGAAGATTCAAGAGTATATGGATGACGGCACAGGTAAGAAGGTTCTAATGACCGTTGGCGAAAGACCGGAATGGGATAAAGGAACAATGAGATATTTTAGTCAGCAAATTTTCTTGACTCGATACATGAAGAAGGCCGACCCTGCCGCCGGAGTCAAGGGTGATAAGAAACTTGCAGAAGGCCAATGGGTCGTCAAGGGAACAGTCGAGGAAATGAAGGGTCAGAACATGGAGTATGTTGGCTCAACACACACTATCCTATCTGTTAATGACGGCAAGGTTGAATGGAAGGGTTATCCGTTTGCGTGGTGATTACATGGCTGATTATTTCATTTGTGCTACTGATAGCGGCTTGAGCATGATTGCTTATGCCGAAGTAGCGGCTATCACCACCCGAAGTGTTGGTTCTTCTGTGAGATACGATATTCACATGAAGTCCGGCACTATCTTTACCACATCAGACATAACCCAAAGACTCAAGGAGATGATGGAAGGTGCAGATTAAAATAGACCGTAATAATTTAATCCGTCTTCTCAAGAAGACTCAACGCCCACAAACCGTTGCGGGTAAGAGTATGGAACAAGTCTATGGTTGTATGATTGAAATATCAACCGATACTGAGCCGGAGATATACACCTGCTCATTAGTGAAGGATGGTGTTACTTCTGTTTCGACCTTTAGGGAATACGCAGAAGAAATAGATGGAGAGGGTCAAATCCCTGTGCCTAACATCAACGATTTGTTGGGTGTGTTGTCTATGCACAACACCCCTGTTAATCTAACATACACAGACGGCAAACTTCGTATCAAGTCGGGCGGCAAACAGACTACTTTAGCGGTGTCTGATAATGCTTTAGCATTCCCGCATTCACCGGATATGTTGAAGGAATGGAACGAGAAGTCAAAAAGGATAGCGAGTAAATTTCTTCACACATCAAGCGAAGACGACTCATGCCCCACTTATACTAAGAATGATGGTGAAATTTTAACGCCTCTTTATCATGTTAAAATCTCCGCCAATATTCTCTATGAAGCATTGAGATGTGATGGTATCAACGGGCAGAAGTTGAATAATTACACATTAAATTTTAAGGAAGATGATGGATTGTATGTGCAGGTCGGCAACGAATTGAAAGGACAGACAGAATCTTTAATCTATGAGTGGTCGGGATTTTGGAATACACAGACTACTGTTAATGGCGGTCTTGAGAATGTCTTGAAGCACATAGACGGCGAGATTGCTCTATCGGTGTTTGACTTCACAGAAGCGAACATGGGCTATCCTGTGGTGATTACTACACCCACACATGAGTTAATCTATCAAGCGGCTAATTTGGGGGAATTAAATTATGTCCGTTAAGATGAGTAAGTTAGCGGCAAATGTAAATTTGCAGAATAAAACAATAGTGCGGCTTAAAGTCGAGATTGAAGACATTGGTTCGGATGAAATCTCATGGGTTGACCCCGATACAGAATACGAATACAGGGCGAAGTTGGTTGTCGTTAAGCGAGAACAAGACCCGTTGTATAAGGACAAGGATTGGCTACATGAGAAGTATGTAGTCGAAGGTTTGCCTTGTTCAGCCATAGGAAATATGTTTGGCTTATCTCCTATGACGATATACAAGTGGCTTAAGAAGCACGACATACCCACCCGCCCTCGCGGTCGGTGGGGAAAACAATGATTATAGAAAACATAAACGGAAGAAATGTTGTCGTTAGACACAGGGATGAAGACGGGAAAAGAATAACCACTAAATTAAGTGCCTATCCTTATTGCTTTGTGCGAGAGGAAGATGCGGCGCAATTGACGGACAATCTCCCTTCCGACATAGTAGCCATAGAACATGGTTTTATGGGTCTTTACGGCGAAGCACTAAGCAAAGTATCTGTGTATCATCCGAAAGATATACGGGTTATTAGAAATATGTTCGACCATACATGGGAAGCAAACATACCCTTTGTTAATCGAGTCCTTGCAGACAGAATAAACAGGGGCGAATCACCTATCAAGAATTACGAACACCGTAAATGGTATCTCGATGCCGAGTGGTGTCCGGCCACAGGAAGATTAAGGGTTATTGTTGTTTATGATTCCTTCACCGGAAATGAATATGTGTGGGCGGTCGTTCCGGCGGCTCAACAGACTCAATGGCCTGTAAGTTATACTAAGGAATTAGGCGATTATGAATATGAAATACCCGCTAAATTATTCTTGTCCGAATCGGGTATGCTAAAAGACTTCGTGCAACACATGAAAAAACAAGATCCCGACATAATCACAGGATGGTTCGTTGTCGGTGCAGACATTAAGCAATTTATTACTCGCTTAGATGCTAACGGTATTGATGCTCGCTCGCTATCCCCTATGAATCGGCTACGCTATTCATACAAGGATTGGGCGCAACCGATTGTCGGCGTGAATTGTATTGACTTGATGGTTGGGTTCTCTAAACTATGGGAATTGAAGAACGGTAAATTGCCTTCGTATGGGTTAGGTGATGTGGCGCAAGAAGTCTTAGGTGAAGCGAAGGTCGAATTACCCGATGGACACGACACATACCATACCGATTTCCCGCTCTATGTGCATTACTGCCGACAAGATGTGAGGCTTTTGCCCCGCCTTGATGAGAAAGTAAATGCCCTTGATTATTACACGGCATTACAACACTTAGTCCAATGCGATATACGCTCAACACCATTTATCACGAAGATGTTTTCTTCATTGGTGTTAGCAGATCCGTTGTTCGACAGGAGAATACCAACAAGCCCGCAATTTGAGAAGGTGGATTATGAGGGTGCAGATGTAATGGAAGTCAATGCTGGTCTGTATGAAGGCGTTGGTATTCTCGATGTGAAAGCCATGTATCACAGTAATGCTTCGATGCACAATATATCGTGGGATTCTCTCGATGAGAACGGCGTTGATTGCGGCAACGGAACTAAATTCTCAAAAGAAAATAAGGGTCTTTTAATTAGACAGATGGATTACATGACTAATCTTCGCAATAAATTCAAGCAATTGATGAAAGATGACCCACAGAATTATTCTCGTTGGGATTGTATGCAATTTGCCTGTAAATCTTTAGTAGCCTCTATGTATGGTGTGTGTGGTGATTCTAAGTATGGAATGTATCACCCCGAAGTGGCGGCGGCTATCACATTTACATCAAGACAGACGCTATACAAATTACGAAAGGTCGCAGAAAAACATGGCCTCAAGACTATTTACGGACATACTGATTCAATTTTCGTCATATACGACCAAAACACCAAGACGATTTCAGATTCAATGGAAGAAATTAACACACAAATGCACCCAATAGAGGTCGAATACGAGCGTTATTGCGACCGTATGATCTTGATGGCTAAGAACCGTTATGCGGGTAATGTATCGTGGGAAAACGGTAAATGGCTTGACGAACCTAAACTTTATGTTAAGGGTATTGAATTGAAGCAATCAAGGATGCCGGAGATAATGAAGGAGTCAATGAAGACTGTTCTTCAAGTATTGGGTGGTGCAGGAGAAGGTTATGTATCATCTTCGTTAATAACTTTGATTGATAATGTATTAACTGATGAAGAACCGATTGAGAACCTGTGTTTGAAGGGCAAACTTGAGCGTGAATTGCACGAATACAAGGTGCTATCCGGCTCGTCTGCCGCCGCTAAGTGGGCTAACGAAACCATAGGTAAAAATTACCGTAAGGGTTCTTTCTTCTCCGTTGCCTTAGATAAGTCGGGTAAATACATAGCATTCGATGACCCCGATGATTTACAAGGCGTAGCCCAAATCGGCAGGAGAAGGGTAGCCGAGAAATTTATCTTCGATAAGGTATCTCCTTATTATGAGGTATTGGGTTGGAATAAACAACCGTTAGAAAACGCATTGAATGGAGTTAGTGAGGTATCATGGATATAGATTTGAGATTAGGTAATTGCCTCGATGTATTGAAAACGATGGATGATAATTCCGTTGATTCTATCGTTTGCGATCCGCCGTATGGCTTGTCGTTCATGGGTTCTAAGTGGGATTACGATGTGCCGTCTGTTGAGATATGGCGAGAATGTTTGCGTGTGTTGAAGCATGGCGGTCATCTATTGGCTTTCTCCGGCACAAGAACCTATCATCGAATGGTAGTCAATATCGAGGATGCTGGATTTGAAGTGAGAGATTGCGTTCAATGGTTGTATGGAAGTGGATTCCCAAAATCACACAACATCAGCAAAGCGATAGACAAAGCCGAAGGTGCAGAACGAGAAGTTATTGGGTCATATCGGACAGGAGAAGGCGCGGCATTCAAGCATTCCGGCAACGGAACGCCTCAACATCATTTAGCCAAAGCGAAAGAAATCAAAATAACCAAATCCGCTACACCCAAAGCAAAACAATGGGATGGTTGGGGAACGGCTCTCAAGCCCGCCAATGAACCGATCTGTCTTGCTCGTAAGCCATTGATAGGAACGGTGGCCGAGAATGTGCTTGAGCATGGAACGGGTGCTTTAAACATAGATGGGTGCAGGGTTGGCGATATAGTGCAGGACACATCGAAAAACGGAAGAAGTGCTGATAAACACAAGAATACCGTTTATAAAAGCGGCTTGAAAGAGGATTTTGAAGGAGAAATCACCGTTGGTCGCTGGCCCGCTAATGTGATATTTGACGAAGAAGCCGCAGAAACATTAGAAGAATCACGGTTCTTTTATTGCGCCAAAGCCAACAAACAAGAAAGAGAGGCCGGTCTTGACGCATTAGAAACAAAACTATTCGGACAATCCGGCGGCGCACAGGCGGCGTTAGGCCGTGAGGAAGACGAATACGACAAGGATTCAGTCGGCCTTAATACTATCAAAAAGCGGAAGAATAATCATCCCACAGTAAAGCCTGTTGATCTGATGCGGTATCTTTGCCGCCTAATCACACCGCCCGAAGGTATAGTCCTTGACCCGTTCATGGGTAGCGGCACGACAGGCATAGCCGCTTGTCTTGAGGGGTTTAACTTCGTGGGTATCGAATTAAATGAGGATTATTTAGAAATAGCCCGTCATCGAATAGCACATTGGGGTGATTATGAAATAACAGAATCAGATACATTGATTCCCCAAAAGCGGATAACGGAATGGTTGTAATGGTTGATTATATCGTTATGTATTCGGGCGGCATCACTTCTTTTGAAGCCGCAAGACTCACGATAGAAAAGCATGGTAAAAATAATGTTCGTTTATGGTTTGCAGACACCCTAATAGAAGACGAAGATCTATACAGATTCAATAAAGATGTTGAAAATTATCTCGGTATTGAGATAGAGGTTATATCAGAAGGCGAAAGTGTTTGGGATATATTTTTCAAACATAGATTTTTGGGTAATTCAAGGGCAGACCCTTGTAGCCGTGTGCTAAAGAGAGAAGCAATTAGAAGTAAATTGAAAACAGAATATCCGAATCCCGATGACGCTATCGTTGTTTTGGGTATGGATGATATAGAAGATTGTAAAAGGTGGGAACGAGCCAAAGAAAACCAAAAACCCTATGATTGTTGGTTGCCTCTAATAGAATACAAACCAAAACTGAAAACACAAATAATATCATGGTTGAAGGAGAATAACATAGAGCCGCCCCGTCTATATGCTATGGGCTTCAAACATAATAATTGCGGTGGTTTTTGTGTTAAAGCGGGCATGGGTCAATTTGCTCATTTGTATAATACCATGCCGGAACGATATTTATTTCACGAAAATAAAGAGGAAGAATTTAGAGATTTTATAGATAAAGATGTATCTATCATGCGAGATCGGCGCAACAACACAACAAAACCTATGACTATGAAAGAATTAAGGCAAAGAATAGATGCAGGAGAGCGTTTTCAATATGATTCGGATTGGAGTTGTATGTGTTTTAACGAACCCGAAGATTATTGGTTTTGAGATATGGTTATAAACAGGAGAAAGGAGAGGGATTTATGGAGTCGAGTTATATTCCGCATACTGCGCCATACTTACGGGTGGCTAAGTCATCATACATGACCTATGCAAAATGCCCCCGTCAGTATTATTGGAGATACTGTGCCGATTTACCGCGCATACCACCGACTGATGAGATGATTAGAGGAACGGATATTCACACAGTTATGGAAGACGGTTTGCTCGGCGGCGTTGATGCTCTTTGGTCTAAAGCGTCTGAATTAGGTTATGAGGAAGATGATGGCGTTTTCGCTATGTCTGAATTACTCCACGCAATAGCGACAGATCTCGGTGGATTAGAAGTGGTTGAATGCGAAGTTAAACATGAAATCGCAGAAGAATACAACGGACAAAACATTGTATGGGTTGCTATCATAGACGGTGTGCTTAGACACCCCGATGGTGGTTTGATTCTTGTTGAATTGAAGACAGGCAACATGAATACAGGCAAACTCGGCAGGACACGAAAGGAATTAGCCTTCTATCGCAGGGTTCTATCCCTGCACCCCGAATACGAGAACGAAGAAGTATCACACTTCCTTTACATTACACCGGACTACATCGTGCCGGAAGTGTATGCCGCAGACAAATTACTCGATGAAATAAATAAGCGTGGTAAAACAGTATGGTTGGGTTCTGAATATGGCGTTGCTATTATGGAACAGGTGTCCTCAAGGACTACAAACGCTTTTGAGAAGTCATTAAAAACAACGATAGAAAAACTCCTTAGTGAAGACTACACTATGAAATGGAATGACTACTTCTGCACGACATGGTGCGACTTTCACCTATCGTGCGAAGAAGAAATGCTATTTGGAGATAAATTATTTGGAGATGAAAACAATGGATGATGAAAGAATAACTGTATGTGCCGCTTGTAATAGTGAAAGTAATTGGGTTGATGAGCGCGTTGTGTATCGCGTGACCGGAGAAGAAGGATCGATACCCGAACAAATATTGCTCATTTCTTGCGAATGCGGCCACGAACAAGAAGCATAGGTGGTGATATGTTGTTCCCACGAGAGATAGGTCTTAGGCGTAGCCTTTGCACTAATCAAAATGATTTTAACCGTTATATTTCTTCGGTCAATGGTAAATCATCTTGTTATACATCTCTCTATTTCTATGAGAAGGCAGACCCCCACCGTTCATGGCGGGCTGATACCGAGTCGGTAGTGATAGATAAGGCATGGTGGGATTTCGACATTACAGACGATACTACCTTTGACGATGTGCGCTCAGATGTGGGGGAGTTAGTTAATCGTCTTGAGGGCGACATTAGAATCGTAGCCACAGGGCGAGGATTTCATGTTTATCAATTCTTTGACCGACCTGTTCATGGAACAGGGATGGTAAAACATCTCGATAGATACCAGCGAGAAATCTCTAAGGGTTTGAAGACCTTAGACGGTGTGGGTAATCCGTCTAAACTCACACGCATACCGGACACATACAACCCAAAGCGCGGGAGATGGGCGGTGAATATAGACCCCGTATTATTCAAACAAGACCCGATGGGATATGCTATCCCTAAACAACCAATTCCCTCTCTTTCTAAGCACGATCCGTTTAGAGGTTCTGAACCAAACGGAACATTCAGTCTTGTTAGGTGGGCGGCTACTAATCCTTTGCCTGTTTTGCCCGTTCTAACGGCGTTTGAGGGCGACATTGGCGGTTCGGGGGATATACCCCTGCCCCCATGCTTAGAACGCGCTATACACGAAGAAAATCCACGCCATTTTACACGCATA